ATCTGCGTTCTGTGAGAACGGATTTGAGCTGAATGAGTGGATGCCAAGTAAAAGCGGCGACGAGACCTGAAACGAGCTCAAAATGCTCTGTATTGCCATAGATAGCACCTCGGTATAGTAGCTGTCGTTGCCGTTGTTATTGATGGGCTCAATAATGGGGCGTTCCTCGGGACTTGAAGAAAATGATAACATAAGCTTATGTCCGTTTTTTCCCGAATAGGACTGAATCAAACTTTGGTAAATTTCTTCCTTTTCTTCAGGGGTGGGGTCCCCAACAAGCGCAATACTCAAAGATGGCATTAAATTTTGGGCTAAATTCCGTTTGTGAAAGTCAAAAATCTCTGCCTCCAAAACAATAGCGTTGATGCCAGACTGTTAGGGGGTAGTAGTTGTTTTCGCTTGGAACATAATTTTTCCAATAGTAGAGCTGCCGACCTTCGTTGCGTGAAAGGTTAATTCCGTGCATCTTAATAATTCTTTGGTTGCGATAAACCCTGCTACCCCAATCCTCGCTGTAGTAATACCAATCAATTTCGCTCTCGTGCTCGTCATCCTCTTTTTTGCCGATGCGAATATTTTGGAATGGCAAATGGTAAATGCTCTCAAAAGCTGTCTTATCCCTCGTTGGAATAGCCTCGGTGCTAAAGCCCCCAAATGTCCAAAAGTCATAAACCAATTTGTAGTAAAGCTCGCTAATGGTTTCAAACCTATTTACCATAACATTTCCCATACCTTCAATCTCAACGCCATCGCCGTAGGACATCTCCACCAAAGAAGATAAGCAAGCTGAATATACCGGCGAGGCGGTTTTTAGTTGAAGTAAAAATTGGGGGTAGTCGTTATTGATATTACCCCACTGCACCCAAGGTTTGGTCTTTAGATTCACCTCAACATTTTCGCGAACATCTATTCTGTAGATGCGTTGGTCTATGTTAAAGGAATTAAAATGTAGATTAGTGTTTTTCTGCGAACCTTCTGGTTTGATAAAATCTTCCATATTCTATAAGTATAATCCTCTTGCTAATTTATTCAAAGGTGAGTTTTTTATTTTAAACATTCCTGTTTAAGGTCGTTTGATAGGTTATAATTGCGGTTTGTAAATCTTGCATTTGAGTAGGGCCAGGCCAACTATTGAAAGCTATGAAAGACATTTCTCTATTTGAGTAGGATTGTGGGGTGCCATCAGAGTTATTAGCTAAAATATACCAAGGTAAAGAACTTTCACCTTGACCAGTTGGAGTTCCAGCTCTTGAGTAAAAAGATAAAACACTATTTCTATATGCATAAATAATTGCATCAGAAGGTCTCGCAACTCCAAAAATACCGGAAGAACTACCAAATTGCGTGAAATCCCATAATGTAGTTGTAGATTGTTGATAAAATGCTGCAGTCGTTCCACCAGCAGAAGTTCTTGGATTTAACAAAGAAATGCTCGGTCCGGATGGTGTTGGGGCAGAAGTTGATGCACCAAAAAATACTTCATCACGCGCAGAGTTTGTTCTTGAATAAACATTCACAGCACACGAATTGTGATTAAGAATGTAATTTGATGGCATCGTTGTATTTCCGAAGCCAGTTGTTCCATCTCCTTGAACCCCTGTTGATGTGTGAGATACCGAACCACTCCATACAATATCGTAGGTTCCAGGACTTTTTGCGTTGATAGCGGTGGATGCAGCAGTGCCACCTAACAATGGATAAAATGCTGCAGTCCCATTCCATACTCCAAGGCTAAATAAACTTGCAAAATAGGTTCTTGTTGCACCTGAAACCGTGGAACCGCTTGCTCCAAAATCCCCGCCTGCTTGTAATACTGCTTCAAGATATGCGTTAGCTTCAGCATAACCAGGAACAATTGTTGGTGTTGGCGTGTTCGTAGGAGTCGTCGTTTGTGTTGGAGTTAATGTATTGGTTGGCGTGTTGGTTGGGGTGCTTGTATTTGTTGGTGTCTGTGTTGGGGTTTCAGTGTTTGACGGGGTTAAAGAGGCCGTTGGACTATTCGTTGGAGTTGGTGAAATTAGTGGGAAGCCACAATCATTAGTAGTTTTCAGTAATCCCGCATTATTTAATTTTACAAACCTGTTAAGTGCTACTCCATCAAAAGCACCAAATTCACCCGTGATATAGATATTTCCTGCAGCATCTATCGCAATAGGTTCGTTTTGTGCATTAGCCAAATGGGAATAACCCAATAAAAATGCCGTTCCATTATTAGTTAAGAATGTTGTGTCTAAAGTTCCGTCAGTGTTAAGACGAGCGAGACCATTGACTGCAGTGCCTTGCCAAGTTTGAGTTTGGGTCATTGCAATAATCAAACGATTAGAACTATCAAATGCTGACGCCGTAACCGAGCCATTCGCGCCGGTTCCCGCATAACTTGCATTAACAACACCTAATGGACTTATTTTAGAAACTCTATTTTGAGAAACACCCATCATAGTTGTAAATGCTCCAACCACAAATAAATCTACGCCATCTGTGAATATTTTATAAACAGAACTATTAGCACCAGTAGTATTTACAAAAGTAGTGTCTTTTGCACCCGTTGTAGCGTTTAGCTTTATAATTCGGTTATTTGTAGCGCTATTGTATTGAGTGAAACTTCCAACAGCATATAGCCCACCAAGTCCATCTAAAAGCATAGCAATCACAAATCCTGAAGTTCCAAATGTTGTGATAAAATTAGTATCAAGAGCCCCCGTCGTAGCATCAAGTTTAACTAATCTTCTTTGAGTGGTTCCATTATAATCACTAAAAGCTCCGCCAACATAAAGCGCGTTGTTTAATTCATCTAAAACTAAAGAATAAATAGTGCTATCAAAACCAGTTCCTGAATTGAATGTAAGAACCTCTTGGCCGGAATTGGTTATTTTCACAATCCTACCTCTAGTCTGACCATCGTAAGTTGTGAAGTCCCCTGCGGCGTATAGGTCTCCGTTTGAGGCTTCTGCCAAAGCATAAACGATGGATAGGGGAAATGCGGGTCTAAAATTATTATCCAATAATCCTGATGTTTGATTTAGACGAACAACTTGATTTACGGAGTTGTTGTCGTAAAACTCCATTCCGCCATAAACATAAATTGTATTACCTGTGGAGATTAATACCCCTTCAGTTCGGAAATCAAATCCTGCGTCAATACAGAAATTTTGAAATGACGTTGGTGTCGGAGTCGCTGTCAAAGTTGCCGTCGGAGTTTGCGTGTTGGTTGCCGTAGGCGTGTGCGTTGGTGTATTACTCGGCGTGGTAGTTGGACTGGCGGTAATTGAGGGAGTCGGAGTATTAGTTGGGGTTAAGCTCGGGGTGTTGCTTGCCGTTGGTGGTATTGGTGTTGGCGTTGGCGTAGGGGTTTTTGTAGTTGTGGGTGTAAGAATGCTTTGTGAGTAGTAAATTACATTTGGAATATCCAACGAGGTGTTGCCGGTATAAGTTAATTGTTCTTGACCACGGGCAATAAACGCAAGCTCGTTGAATACTAAATTTGTAGTATTTTGTGGATTTAAGTTCCCACTACCAAATGGTTGCTCCCAAATGGTTAGCCAATATTGGTTTTCGTTAGTGAGATGAATATTACAATCTGTGCCGCCAGTAGCAATTAAATTTTGCGGAATGCTTGCCAAAGTCCCAAATTGAAAAACCTTATATTTGGCGGCATAAGGGTCGTTAATTGTGTGGGTAATATCCTCGGGTATAAAATATACGCTATCCCTTCCCTGTGAGTTTTCAAGCTTCCACAGGTAGGTTGGGTCAGCCAACGAGCTCCACTCGTTGATGCCCAACCAAACCTGATTAATACTATTGTTTGTGAAATATACCATTACCTATAAATACTTTATTTTCCCTTGATGAAATTAAGAATTGATGGTTAAACCTGATGGGTTTGGTATTGGCGCACACCAATCTATTAAGGGCAAATCTTTTACCCATAGATATTCAGGATTAGTTGTTTGCTGTATTTCCTCAATAGAAATGACCCAATTTTGGGTGCAATCTATAACAGGGTTATAATGTGATGCTGTAGCATATTCTTGCCCCCTTAATAGGTCTGCTTCTTCTTGTGTTATTATTGCTACTTGTTCCATTTTTTAATATACATTTCTGCCGAGTGCGGTTTGATAGTCGTTTATAATAGTTGAGAATGTGCTGACCTCACTTGCCGTCATTCCACTACCCAAAAATGCGAATCCTTGTGTGTTGTCGCTATAATATTGAACTCCAATATTTGAGTTCATAGCAAAGATTGCAAAATCTCTGTTTGCAACTTCTAAAGCTTGTGAATTTGTTTGACTTGCCTCACTTGTTCCGTTGCGATAAACATTTCTACTTGTTGTTCCTGTTGAAGAACCAATAGTCATTCCTGATGCGCTTGCAAGGGCAGTTGTAGATGCCCTACCATTAGGGAAGTCCCCGTGGTCAAATAGGGTGTTATTTCCTACACCACTTGCTCTTTTTGCTGCAAGGGTAAGCATATCATTAAGCTCGGGACCAGTGGCTTCAACCCCCATATCATAAATCCTATTATTTGTGCCTTGCAAGGTGCAATATACTCCAAGGGAAGCTGGATTAGTTCCAAATAAACTACCACTCAATCCAAAACTATTAGCATAACCATTAGTTCCATTACCTTTTGCTCCACGAGAATTGTGAGTAAATCCACCATTAAATGTTAAGTTATAGTTTGCTCTTGCATCTACTGCGTGTGCTGCGGCAACACCGCCAACATAAGGATACATCGCATACAATTTATTCCACAAATTATTACTCATAATTTGCTGGAAGAATGTTCTTGTGGCAGCCGATATTGACAGGGTTATTCCTGTTGCTCCTGATTGAAGAATTTCCTCCAAATATGCGTTTGCTTCAGTTGTGCCTGATAAGTTGGTAGGCGTAGGCGTGGGAGTGTTAGTTGTGGTATTTGTAGGAGTATTTGTGTTTGTTGGTGTTTGCGTGTTTGTTGGCGTTTGCGTGTTTGTTGGTGTTTGCGTGTTTGTAGGCGTTGGCGTGGGAGTTTTGGTTGTGGTATTTGTAGGAGTATTTGTGTTTGTTGGTGTTGGCGTTGGTGGAGGCGTAGTGCTTGGCGTTGGCGTTTGTGTAGGAGTTGGGTCAGGTGTTGGCCCTATAAAAACTATAGCAGGAACAAAGCCACCAAAATTATATTGGGGGTCATTATTTACATAAGAGGTTTGCAGGCTCGCAAAAGTTTTTTTATAATTTTTCATAAATTACATTCCATTTTCTATTCTATCGTGCAGCTCCTTTATAAGCCCATTAACATCAATATCCCCTTGTTGCCCAAAGTCATATTTACGCTTCACTATAAATACTCCATTCCTGGTGAATTCTACCCAAATGCTCACAATAGATTTTTGCAAATCTAACTCCAAGGTTGTCAGTTCATAATCCGTAATATTAACATAAAGATTTTCCTTGCGCACCTTACAATTTTTACTTACCTTTAACATAAAAAAAAAAGGGGGCATCTAGCCCCCTTATAAAGTTAAATACTTTTTACTCGCGGTCAATAGTGATGTTTGAGTTTGCAGCAAGCCACGCTGTTAAGGTCGTGGTTATGTCAATCTGGGGTACGCTTATAACATTTGACGAGGTCAAAGTCAAGGTGTATAATTGTGAATCTCCCGGAAGGCTACCTGATGCCACGGTAGCGCTCTCAATATACATTCCAAGCGGAGATGCGAGGAAGTATTTATCGGTCTTTAGCTTTACGATAAAGTAGGATTCCGTATTTTGGACAATTTGTTGGTAAAGATTTGTTCCATCTTGATAAACACCAGGGATGGTGAAGATAAGTTGGGTTTGATAATCAAAACCTAAACTCTCCAAGTTCACGCTGACACTCTCGTTGAGAGCCGCGCTTGAGTTTCTAACAACATCAATTTTCTTGAACTCGCATCCAGCGTTAGCCGTTATGCCAGTTACCTCGCCGTCAGGGGAGAATGTAATTCCAGTTAATACTGATGTTGTTCCGGTGGTAGTGAGCGTCCAAAGGGCCTCAATTCCGGGAATATTATTTACGCACGAATTTAGAACTAATCCGTTGGTAATTACGCAGTTATTTGCCATGTCTTAAATTTTTTATTTAATTTAGTTTATTTAGCGAGAACAACTTGAGACGCAAAAGCTACTGCAGCTCCCAATTTTGCAGCAAGCTTAATACGCTGCTGTTGGAAATCTTGTGAATACCACGCGATGGGGTTTTGGAAATCCGATAAAAGGTCGGTTCCATACATAAAATTCTCCGGATTCGTTAGAACTGCCTTATTTACGCCATTAGCAACGTTGCCGAGCTCTGTTGAAATTGCGATAACATTTGTGAATGGAATGCGAATAGCCATCTCACCTGCGACATAAGTTTCAGGATTGAAGTGGAATAAGTTTTGGTTTCGTAGCGACAACTGAAGCGCTTGGAAGTCGGAGTGGTTTAGAGCCAGAATTGTGGTAACCGGCTTAAGTGCGTCAGGTAGTTTGGTAATGTAGCCATCAACCACGGAAGTCGCATTAGAAGCGCTCATGGCTGTATAAGTTGTATTTACAACAGAACCTGACAAAGTAGCGCCGGTAAGCTGCTCAATAAGACCTGAACATCCATCAACAGCACTTTTTGCGCCCCAAAATTTACGAGACATATAGACAT